CCTCCTGCCTTGCCGTCAGCCTCGCTTTCGGCCTGTAGCCGGAAGCCCTTGCCAGTATGTAGTTGCTGACGGTCATGCCGCACTTTTCGGCCAGCCGCCGGATATGCTGCTTCTGCCCCGGTGTGACCTTGGCGCTGACATACTCGGTGCGTCTGTCCTCGGGCGGGAAGGGTGTATTCTGCTTGTTTTCTGTCATATAACGTTGTTTTAAAAGGGTTTTCAAAAGGTGCGAGCCTGCGAGCGCCGCCACCGGCGAACCGCCAGTGAGCCGCGAGAGCGCCAAGGTAATACCGACCGGAGGGAGGTGTCACCTTGGCATATCTCGTAACAGAAGAGCGTTCCGGCCTTACTTTCGGGATGCCTCCACTGCCGGACGGGATGCCGTTCAAGAGCCGTTCAGGTGCCATTACGGGCGCTGTGGCAAGGGTTACTGACATAGTTGCCCTGCGTGTCCGTCCAGCCCTCTATGCAGGTCACGGAAGCTACGGAAGCGGTTCTGGAAGCGGTTACCGCTATCAAGCCCAGCCTCTCCATTGTGGCGAGCAGGTTGCGGACTTTTTTCCTCCCTGTGTTCCATTCCTCCGCGAGGCCGGTTTCCGAAAACTGGAACTGTCCGGCCTGCAACTCCTGCGGCCTGCGGAACGAACCGTCCCTGCCGGGGGCTGACCGCATCCGTGAGAGCAGGTCATAAAAGAGCGCGTGGTTGCCGACGGTGTTGCCGGCGTTGTCTCTCGTTGTGCCGTTCAGCCATTCGACTGCCTCTGCGGCAAGGTGGAAGCGGATTGTCCGGAATCCCTGCGGCTTTCTGAAAGGATATGCTTCCTTGTTTCCCGTGTATTCTCGCATCATTCAGGTAGAGATAAGGGAACGGGATGGCGGAGTGACCTGCAACGGCTTCGCCGGAATACTGTGAATGAAAGTTTCCTTGTCCGCCAAGGCTTCATCCGCCGCCCCGTTCCTGTCCGACTTCAATTCTTCCCTCCGTTCGTGACGGGTTGGGATTGCAGGTGCTGTCGTGCATCCTCCACCGCCTTGAAGTCGGATGAGATTCTCATCAGCGCGACACTGACACGGCAGAGCTGGCCGATGTCGACAAAGTCCTTGACGGCCTCCATGAGTTTTTGCGCACGCTCCTGACGGTGCTTCATCACGGCCTCGTTGCCTGTCCCGTTCTCCCTGGTAAGCCCGTGGTTGAGGAATCGGTTGACGGCCAGCATGTCGGCCGCCCCGATAGTGTCGGTGTCACCGTCCCCCGTTCCGTGGCCCACCATTACCCGGATGGAATCGGCCTCGTAGGGGGAACAGCCGCGAAGGAAGTCCAGAATGGTCTGCGCCTTCGCGCCGATTGCGGACCTGCCCTCTCTCTTTTTCTGTTCCCTGTTCGCGGAATCCTGAACCGCAGTATCCTTGATACCCGGCTCCTTGTTCGTCAGATTGTCCATGTACATTTTCTTTTAAAAGGTTGGTAAATCATCTGTTCCTCTCACGCCCCACCAGATAGCGTGCGGCCCCGCTGTCTATCTCTTCCTGCGATTTCACCCGCACCCGTCTCAGCCATGCGTCGAGGTCCTCCCTGGCGAAGAAGCACAGCTTGCCGTTAGGCTTGTAATAAGGGATGGCACGGCGCATCATCAGTTTGTAGAGATAGCTCGGCCTGAGTCCGAGGTACTTTGCGGCCTCGGTGGTGGTCATCAAATTGCGTTCACTTTCCATATACGTTCGTTTTAAGATTGTTCCTTGTACTTTCGGAAAACCGGAAGATGCTGTCTGTCAGCCCTTTCTTTTCTTCTGTTTCCGATGCAAAGTTAAGTTTGACCCGATGTGCCCCAATGGGGGACGAATGGGGAAATTGCATAAAAAAGAAATGCGCCATACTGCTGGTTTTCAACAGTATAGCGCATGGCTACGGCTTGTATATGTTGTGCTGAATGGGGAAACGGCGGGCGGCTATGGGGTGCTGTTCAGCCTGCGGGCATTCTCGATGGCGCTGTCAATGGATTTGCGGTAATCCCGGTTCTCCCTTGTGGCGCCTTGCGCACACACGTCGTTGCGGTGCTTGTCATAATATGACTTGGATATGCCGCAACGTTGCAGGAACTCCTCCGCCCAGAGCCTGCCGCGCTCGCGCGGCCTGATGGTCTGCGAGACGGAGAACACCATGTAGCAGACGCGCAGGTTCTCTTTGGGGCATACGGTGACAGGCCGCGAGGTGGGTTTGAGATTCATGAAGTTCACGAAGTCGCTGCCCGAAAGGTAGCCGAACTGGCAGTCGTTGCACACTCCGTAGATGAACAGGCACAGGGCGAGGTCGACGGTGTCCGTCCACGCGGATGTCTCTTGCAGCAGGGCGGTCCGGTTCATGGCTTGTCCTCCTTCATGCGCCGGATGTCGGAGATGATGCTCCCGGCGATTCCTTGCAGACGCTCCACCAGCACGTCGAGGAACATGGGCTTGAAGCAGTACACGCAGAAGGTGCGGTCGCGTTCCTGCCGCCACTCCCTATATAACAGGTTCACGCGCGCGTGGGCTTCGTCATACCTCGCCTTTGCCGCGTCGCATTCCGCGTCGAGGGACCTGTATTCCTCCGAATCGTGCGGAAGCAGGTCGAGCCGGTTGCTCATAGCCGAATAGTCGCGCCAAAGCCGGGTGGCGGCCGCTTTCGCCTCCTCGTGGCGGAGTTCAAAGGGTTTGAGGTGTTCCTCGAAAAGGGCCTCGAAGTCCACCGGCTGCAACGGTGCACGGTCAAGCGAGAGGTAGGTTTCAGTTTCCGAACATAGGGAAGTGGAAAATTCCAGAAGCCGCCCCGCATCCTCATGGAACATTGCGGTCGCTTCCGTCACGATCCGGTTCGTGTCATTGAAATCCTTATAGAACAGGGACAGCGGCACAGCCTGTTCAAAAGTGATACGGTCTTGCCTGCAAGTGGCAAGCAGCGTGTTTACCTCTTGCAGCCGTCGTGTTATCTGTTGTATCATCATTCTTGAATTTTATTGTTTATGATATACATGAGTATCGCATGAATACTTTCAAGTATTTGCGTGGAGTCAGGTATTTTATTATAAGCCAATTCCGGAAGTTCTTTCATATAGACCGGTTCCAATTTGCTCCATACATTTTCCAAAGCGGAAAACAGGGGTGATTCGTCCAGGTTTCGTCTTTGCCATCCTTCCGGTTTGCTGAACTGCTGTCTGTCATGGGTGAACAGATTGTGAAAGTCATTCAGAAAATCGGACGAATCCAGATACTGTCTTATTTCCTTGTCATGATACAAATAATAGAGGTCGTAGAAATGGCGAATTTTCGCAGACAACTGTGAATGGTGCTCGTCGGCCAGCGAACATCTGATTAACGACACAAGTTTCTCGGTAAGCGTTCTGCGCTTGTCCAGCACATGTATGACAAATGGCCGCATGTCATATTCCTCTATCAGCTGTTCATTACCCGACTGCTGTAGGAATGTGGTCAGGAAACTTTGTATCACACGCTGTTCGGATGGATACGGGTTGGCAAAAGAATTGATCTCTACAAGTATCTGTCCCGGATTGATGGATGTGGCGGCCAATGATTCCATAATCTGCGGATAGTGATAGTAGGCCTTATAATAGTGTGAGCCCTTGCTTGTCTTTCCGGGTATGGGAATCTCATCCAGTCCCTCTGTCATGTCGTGGGCGGTTTTGCGTATCAGATTTTTCAGTTGGTTGCCGCTTAGGGTCCATGCGTCAGATATGGCCACATCTATATCCTCGGAAAATCTGGCCCCTATGCCGTATGCCTTGGACAGACTTGTCCCTCCTTTGAACACTGCCCGTCCGTCCTTGTCATGCTCCGCCATCAATTTCAAGGAACGGCTGACCCAGTAATCCTTCTCTATAAAGAGCGGGCTGATACCCAAACCTCCGTCCGTTGTCGGACGTGATGCGAAGTTGATGGCATCCTTAAAAAGTTGTCGGTCTGTGTGCAGTCTCATACGATGTTCCAGTTTTTAGTCGTCGGTAATATGGTTGAAGATATTCCCAGCTTGTACCGGCTTACGGGGTTAAGTGTTTCCAACAGATCTTCAACAGGGAAATCCAGATATTCAAGGATGGCTCCAAGCTGTGCCCTGACATACGGCTTGTATGCCCTGCACAGTTCCAGCAGCCGTTTCCTGTCCGTTTCGGACAATCCCTTTATCCAGACTGTCATCTGCGCTATCGCGTCATCGGTTGTCGAGCCGGGAATCTCCTTTATCAGACGGAGCGCGTCCAAAATGACTAAAAGCGGTATGTCGTCTTTCACTATGCGATTTGGCTGCAACAGGAAAGTTATTCTATACTGTCCTCTGGATAACGGACGACGGGAGACATTCGTACCCACCATGATAACAGAAGATATTTGGGTGGTCAGGGCCAGACTTGCGAAAGCCCTTGTCCCGGTGATGTACCCTATGGTGTTGCCGTCCTTTTCAAGAAAGTCCCTTACGATTTCCTTTTCCGGGGGAAGCAGCTCCCCGAATCGTGATGTCCGGGGTTTGTAGTAACGTCCTTTGGAGATACGCTTTATTATACCGGCATACTCGAACTGGTTGAGTGCCTTGATAAGGGTTGCGCGATATTGACGTGGTATGTCAAAATCGGAAGCCGAAACCACCACGCCTTCCGGCATACGGTCTATCTCCTGCCTAACCTTGTCTCTTATAACCATTGTCGTTTTCAATTTTGGTGCAAAGTTACTAAAATAATTCTTGTTTTCTGCGCAAAAAACAAGAATTTCAACTGTGATGACAAAAAATCAAAGCGGCATATAGAACGGTCCGTCATGAGGGATGACCGGTGCACGAAAAAAATGCCCGTCTGACGGACTTTATCCCCGTTTTAGGGGCGGATAAAGTCCGATGGATGATTCTCACCCGAACGCTTTGTCAAGAAGGTTCACGGCCTCTACTTTCTTGCTGTCAACGATTTTTGCGTATATCTGGGTCGTTTTCACGTTGGAGTGGCCGAGCAGCTTGCTGGTCGTGTAGAGGTCAGCCCCAAGGGTGAGCATCATCGTGGCGAACGAGTGCCTGCTGGTATGGAATGAGATGTGTTTCGTCACGCCGGCGTCCTTGGCCCATACCTTCAGCATGAGGTTTATCCTTGCAAGGGCGGGAAGCGTCCCGAACACGGCATCGCTGGAAGAGGCGTCCCCACGCTCGGGCAGCCAGCTCATGGCGGATTCCGACAAGGGCTGGTATATCGGCGTGGTGGTCTTCTGCATGACCACCGTCACCCTCCATTGCCCGCTGTCAAGTACGAGGTCCCCCCATTTCATCCGGGCCACGTCACCGAATCTCAACCCGCAGAAGCAGGCGAAAAGGTAGGCGCGTTTCACGTCCTCACGGGGACAGTCGGCGGCTATGAGGCTCTTGATTTCGTCCACCGTAAGAAATTCACGCTTGCTTTCGGGAACCTGTATCCTCTCCTTGGGCGTAAGTTGCATGAAGGGATTTTCCCCGATGACCTCGGCCCTTACAGCCGCGTTGAGCGCGCTGCTCAGATATCCGGCATAGTCGGACGCGCTTTTGGGGGTGAGGGGCTTGCCCCATTTCGTCTTGTAGTCATATTGCAGGAACTCCATGAACCCGGTGCAGAAAGCCCTGTCCACCTCGCGCATGGTCACCTTGTCATTGTATTCACCAAGCAGCCGCATCGTGCATTTCAGCAGCCTCAGACAGCGTGCCCCTTTTCTTTCCATGTCCTCATAATAGGCCTGCATCCAGTCTTTCAGCAGCATCTTCGCCCGGCTGGAAGTATGCTTCAGTCCGGCCTCGTTGTGGGTGATTTCCAGGATACGCTCCATCTTGATGGTGTTCGCAGTCTTCATCGTCTCGCTGTTGAGTGTCTTTATCTGCGGGCCGGTTTCGGGATGGATATACAGTTTCAGGAACTCATAGCTGCGCCGTCCGTCACGGTATATGTCGAGATAGAGGGATTCCGAGCCGTCGGCGAGCTTCTTGCTGCGCAGCCTTACGGGTTCCTTGATTTTGGGTTGGATTGATTTCTTTGCCATTGTATCAGGTGTTACTGTTTGTATCGTTGATGAATATCGCGTCCGGCAGGTTTGCCGCGTCGTCCTTTTTCCGGTCGATTATCTTGGCATATATCTGTGTGCTTCTCACACTCCTGTGTCCCAGCAGTTTGCAGACGGTAAAAAGGTCGGCTCCGAGTGTCAGAAGCATCGTGGCATAGGTATGCCTACTGGTGTGGAAGCAGATGTCCTTATGGATTCCGGCAGACCATACCCAGTTTTTCAGGTGGTTGCACACATCGCTATGGTCCGGAAGGTCGGAGAACACGATGTCCTCCGGGTCGGCATCCTCCTGCTCCGGTAGCCACTCCATAGCCTTTCCAGAAAGGGGGAGCAGCAGGGGTTCCGATGTCTTGGATATGACAATGCTGGCATACCACTGGCCGCCGGCACAGGAAAGGTCGCGCCATCTCAATTTCTCCATGTCCCCGTACCGGAGGCCGCTGAAACAGCAGAAAAGATAGGCCTGTTTGACTCTTTCCCTGTAACACGGGGTGGCGATAAGCCGTTTCACCTCATCAATGGTGAGATATTCACGCCTGGTTTCGGGCATGGAAATCTTGTCAGCCGCATCAATCTGTGTCATGGGATTCTTTTTCAGCACCCCGGCGCGGACTGCGGAGTTCAGGGCCGCACGGAGTTTGCACTGGTATCCCCATGCCGTTGTCCGGTTGATAGGCTGGCCGGACCTTGCACGGTAGTCGTTACGCAAATAATCTATGAACATCAGGCAGAAATCCTTGTCCACCTGCGACATCCTGACATCCGGCGCTATCGTTCCCAGTATCCGGGCCACTTTGGTTATTATGGCCGTGTTCTTGACACCGTACCTTTTCTGTTCGCCGATATAGGCGTCCATCCATTCAGAAAGCGGCATGTCCGTATGGAATACGGGCTTGTCACCGGTGCCGCCGTTTCCGATTCCCAGCAGTTGCAGGGTACGTTCCCGCTGTAGTTCCTCGACCTTCTTCATGGTCGCCTTGTTCCTGCGCACGGCCTCGCGGTCCGTTTCCGGCAGGAGGTACAGTTTCAGGAAGTCGTAAGTCCGTCTGCCGCCGTCGCAACAGTCGAGATAAACGGACTTGCGACCGTCGGCAAGCGTCTTATAGCGTACCTTTACTGAATTATCTGTGAGTTTTTTCTTCGGTCTTCCCATTGTGAATAGAGTAACAATTACATTGCAAAGGTAACAAAATTTTCGTTACCAGTAACGTTTTGGGTAACAAAAATCACGAATAAAAGCGATTTTTTCAGAAATGAAGGGAAATAACTAACCTTAATTATGTATCTAATAATCAATGATATATATTCTATTTATTTCCCTTACTTTCGTTTGTTTCTCAATTGTTTGTTAGTGGACAAATATATGGATATGGCTCACTTTCTGAAAAATCACTATGTGACTTATACGGTGCAACTACGACAGTTCTACAAAATGGAAGAGACGGGGTTCATCCGAGTTATGATAGCGGTGGATTGCGTGAAATAGGAAGAGCGTATGAACCGGTTGTATTAGCTATTATAAATCTGTAGAATAACTCGGAAAATTATCAGTAACACTCAAAACATATATTTATGATACAAAAATTAATCATCAAAATAATGAATCATTTGTCCGTAGAAGTACATCCGGATGCGGAATGGTTTTAAACATAAGGGCTGACCTACACCAAGTTCAGCCCTTACATCATAGTTGATGGATTACTCTACTATTAAATACTTTATACCTGATCTTACTAAAACATAAGCATTAGTAGGATATTCTGATTTCGCCAATAATCCATCTACTGCCTTACAGTAATCTCCATCTTTAGGAAGATAGTTCTCTGAAACAAGAATATTATTTATTTCATACATGATATTTTTGGCACAAATAACTTTCCCGTCTGAGCTGTTGAACATAGCAACAGATTCAATTTTACCATTAGCCTTATCCCCATATAGATTCACCAAATTACCGGCTAATATCGAACTTTCAGTTTTATATGTCTGTGCAATATCCGTTATTTCATTAAAATACAGAGTTGGTTTGGGAAAATAAACAATACTATTCCCCCAGCCACTAATTTTCATCTTTACACCTGATTCTTTTAAGGAACCATTAAATAACGTTGAAAGCCCATAGAACTTGTTACCTATAAACCTGTAATCTATAAAACTATTTGGGGATGGAATATTTTCCGAGGGCAACACATTGGTTGCATCGGAATAAAAATAGCACCCTTTAAACAGGATAAAATGTCTTCCATATCCCATACTGCCAAAATGTCCTCTCAAGCATGGATTTATACAATTAGTAAAAATCAGATTCATGTTAGATGCAATATCTATACCTATTGCTTGGGAACCATACGGCCAGCTATCCGCAGCCTCTCCATTATTCTTTCCACTGTCGAATTCCACATTGTCAAACCATAATTTATTAGATTCGCTTTCTTTAATGCCATTAACATGCACGGTATATCTTACATTTTTCCCAAAAATATAAAAGTTGTGGAAACTGCAATTCCTAGTTTTTTTTATCAACAATGGATGTAAATTAGATACAGGAGTTGGAAAACCACTGTCAGGCATATCACATATTATTTTTGTAGCCCTATTACCAACACCGAACAAATGAATATTTTGCCTGTCAACCATTTCTATATAACAGACATAGTTTTCCTTTGATTCTCCCGATAACGGATCTTCCGTTGCAAAATGATTAAATGATGATGTCCTGAACTCCCCTACAGCAAAAATATACCATTGTTTGTCTGTATCTTTTGGTATGGAATTTATGGCCCTCTGAATGGAATTTACATTGGCTTTATATCCTACAAATATATTAATCCCGTCCTCAATAGCTTGAAATTGATTCGCCGTTTCCTGATTGGCATAACAATAGATAATATTACTTTTATAAACAATTCCATCAAGTCTATCTGTTATCTCCTTTATACTATCTTCGAAACCAGGCAATGATTCAGGTGAAATCTGAATATCAGGACTTAATTTTTTTCCTCCCCCCTCTATTCTCTTGACACTTGGAGTGCCTTCCAAATCATAGGCATTGCTTAATGTCCAAAGTATATAATTAAATGAGCCATCACAATAAATTTCATATTTTTTTGTCTCTGGTGAAGCCTCATTGATTAAGACTTCTGTTATTTTTCTTTCTACGGTTTTGGCAATTCTAAATACTGTTTGATTACTGACATTTGAAGAATCCAGTTTATACCTCAATCCTTTTGCCACAGGTATTCTTACAGACCAGTATCTTGCAGCAGTACCCAGTGTGCCTCCAGATGATATATAATCCTTAGACAAATAAGTGCTGTTGTAGATTTCTTCTTCTATCCCGCTTTCGGTTGTAATAATATTTGATACCTCTTCCTTTAAGCTTGTAAAGGATTTGTTTGTCTCAGTAATCTTGTCATTTAATTCTTCTATTGACGAGTCTAATATTACAAATTCAACAGATTCAGATTTTGTTAATGTAAAGTAAGCGGTAATGGCAGATTCCGGAGCCTCAATTACAGATTTTTCCCCAACAAATGTTTGGCTTGCTTTTAGCAAAATCCTATCGGATTCATCAACAAAAACATAGGCCCTAGCTTGTACAGAAACGCACTTTCCAGTAATCAGAAATCGATCTCCGGCTTTACATTCTAATTTTGTTGCTATGAATGTCGCATTGTTTGTGATTTTTTCTATACTTGATGCTATTTCTCCTTGATTACCATATACAATATAGGCCGTACTTTGATCAAAATTATCAATAATATTTTCTCCCTTTTTTTGATTAATAATATCCATTTTTAACTCGGAAAGTTCTGCTGTAAGACTCTTGCGTGTCTTGGGGTTGACCACAGCATCATAGATGGTAGCCGGATAAATGGTTTGTCCACCCTTGGTCAGTTTATGCATTTTTACCATAATGTATCTTATTATTAGCCTAAGTTCCGGGGGAACTTAGGCGATTATTATTTTATGTAACTAATTATTTATTTAACTATTAAATCATTCTTCCTCTTCCGGTGGCAGAGGAGGTACAAAATCACTCAGCACATCATCATACTCCCTCTCTGACAGAGGGACGCTCTGCACCGCATTGTATGCGGCATAATCCGGATAGGAAATGATCTCCGCCGTGCTCTCATCCGTCTTTCCGGCAACGAGGATAACACCTGTATTCTCCACCGATACAAGATTGCAGATGCCATCGGCAAAATCAGCATCGGAAAGATAGTATTCGCGTTTGACCGACAGAGCACCGGGACGTAGTCCATGCCTGTCAAAAATGACCAGCAGACCACCATCATCAAGCCTGCGGCAGTTCTTGTACCCGTGCCCGTCAAACTCCGCAACAACACACCCCGACAGGACTGTGCGGTAAGTAAACCGGAAGGGAGTATTTATATCTCCATTCAGGCTCTTCTCTATGATTTTAAAATCGGACTGATAATTAATTCTTATCATAACTCTTATAATATTGATGTTACATCGTCTATCTCCTCGGCTGTCAGGTATCCGTTCAAGTCAACACTTCCGCCACCTCCTGTCGTGCCTGTAGGACTCCATGCCCCCTTTATCTTGCATTCATATATAGGGCCCGGTATGGTATCCCCCACAACAGCCCAGTCACCTACAACAGGAGATGGAACAGCCTCTTCCAGCAATTTAAGAGTAGAAAATAATCCCTTGTTGCGGATACCGTTCTGCTTGACCTTTTCTAGTTCGGTAGAAGTCTTACTAAAGTTGTTGTTAAGACGGTCTGCCGCCTCACTCCAAGTACCTGTCTTGTTAATAGTATTCAGTTCCATATCACTTCTTTACTTTTAAAGTCCCGTTTGTCACGACTCCTTCTACTGTCTCATATTCCACATATACCTGCCCGGAACTGACGTTATCTTTAGACGACCAATTACTGCATTCAATATTGGCCACATACTTAGACACACTCACCCCGTCATATACCGGTTTCATCCCAACCAACAGCGTTTCGCCTTTAGAACCATAGAAGGATACGTTATTGGGATTAAGAATGATATCCGTATTTTCCACATGATTCTGTATTCTGATACGTTCCGGATATACAGTCGTTTCTAGTATCAATTGGTCCCCTGCATATTTCCGCAAAATCAAATCACCATATTCCCATCCGTCCGATGATGTGTCGAACCTTAATATCAAGGTGGTATGTCCTTCAGTCGTGTACATTTCAAGAGTATTTTTATCCGGATCAATGACAATGCGTTTCCCGTCAACAGATGTTTCTACTTTTCCGCGGAAAAATCCGCCCAAGGCTTCAACCACACCTCTGAATTTACCACCCAAGGCATAAATATAGCCACGCAAGAACGTATCGCCACCATGAGTGGCAACGAAGTTCGCCATATTCGCCCATTCTTCATCGGTGGGTTGATAATTCGGATCATTACGAAACCTCATCACGGTCAATATAGCTTGTTGTAACGTGCCACCTGCCCAAAATGCCACATCATCATCGTCATTGTATATGCCGCTAACTCCGGCGGTGACCTTCTGCATCTTGCCATCCTTGTAGTTGCCTAACTGGATCATATTGGCCAATATCAAACCGCCAAGGATGTCCACAGAACCATCCTTAATCGCGCTGGCGATATAATTGATTGACTGGAAACCGGCTGTTGCCTTGTCATTGTCAAGAATTGAAGGCTTCCAGTCAGTAGCGATGGTTCCACGCTCTAACTGAAGGTCACAAACGGTTGCGGTACCACTGATAAGAAATATACCACTGCCATTGAAGGTGATCTTATGGGTATATCTCTGATAAGAGGATGTGAGAGGTTGAGAAACACTGAAAGAACCGCACGAAACAGACACAGACGTACCCTTTGCTTTATAACTGATAACATAACTTTCT